ATGACAATCGAACAGGAACTACACGCTTTACATAATAAAGCGTGGTGGGTGGGTTTTGCCCATTACCTGCGTAAAGGCTGTGTACTGCCGGTGGTGGCAGAGGTGATGGTGGCGACAAAATCACTGGAAGCTTTCAAACAGCATGTGATGGCGGGTGCCAAATATAGCCCCGATCAGCCGCGCGTCCCGGCTGGCAATCCAGACGGTGGCCAGTGGACGAATGGTGGCGGGGAGGGAATTGATGATCTGCCGATAGTGCCTGTATATCCGTTGGAGACGGCGCTTAGTTTCCTGTTCGGCGGGCAGGCGCTTGTCAATGCTGGTCGTGTGCTGGGTGCAGGCTTAGCGGCGACTGCCGATGCGGCAGAAACGGTGGCACTTGAAAATCGCTGGCAAAGACTGTTGTTCGAAGATGGTGACCTGATCGGCGAGGCGGGATCGAGGAGCTCCATTCGTGAATTATCGGGTGGGCAGGAAGCGGCCGAAGATCTGTTCCAGCAGCTGACAAAAGGTGGTGCAGATGTGACGCCACCCGATTATAAAGGCACATCATATTCGATGGGGGATGGCAGTCGGATTGGTTATAGACCTGTCAGTGAAAGCGGAGAACCAACCATTGATATCAATATACCATCAATAGGCAATATCTTGAAGAAACTCAAATTTCTGGAGTGAGCGATGAAAAAACCAGATGACCAGTTTCCTGGAATCTTGCACGCCTTTTATTTGGAAGGTGCGAGTGATGATATTTATTTAGCAGAGATTCTGTGGGACATAAGCGATGCCATGGGATTTGATCGACAGAAAATAGCTTCTAATCAGACCAAAGAACTGTGGGAAGCAGTCGAACGCTTTATGCCGCTGATGCTGTCGCAATTTTGGGCGGTTGATCTCTCAGTAGAGAATAAAAAACTGTTCGCGACCCCTTGGCCGAACCAAACGCCAGAAGCTGTTCTGGCACGCATCAAGGAAAAATGGATAGCCTATAATGGAAAAGAGCCCGACGTGTGGTATCTCGTCTGGTTTCGACGTAAGGACAAAGTCATTAAGACGCAGTAGTGCAATCAAATATCGTAGAATTTGAATTCTGGAACTCCATGACCCTTTTGCCCGATGCCGAAGAAGTGCTGGCGACGTTGCTGGCGCTGATGCAGGACAGCGAAAGCGACAGCGTACGCATTGCAGCGGCCAAAGTTTTGCTGGAGCGTCTGTCGCCGAAAGAAGATGATGAAATCCGACAACGCGAAGCCGAAGAAAGGCAGGCGGCGATTGGTGAAGCCCGCTGTCTGCTGGCCGAACTTGCCGTTGCCCGAACTCATGAGCTTTACAGCGCGCCTGCGATGGATGGCGACGGCGCGGCCGGAGCAATTGACGCCGCCGCACGGGGCGCGGGGGATTGACTGGCGCGTCTGGCTGATTTTGGCCGGACGTGGTTGGGGAAAAACCCGTACAGGCGCGGAAGATATGGCGCACTACGCCCTGTGGCATCCCGGCGCGCGGCTGGGCGTTATCGCCCCCACTTATGCGGATGCCCGCGATATTTGCGTGGAGGGGGAAAGCGGTTTGCTGCGCGCCTTGCCCCGACAGGCGGTACGCAAATGGAACCGCAGCATGGGCGAGCTGGTTTTGGTGAATGACACGCGCATCAAGCTTTTTTCGGCGGACCAGCCCGAACGTTTGCGCGGGCCGCAACATCATCGTGTCTGGTGTGATGAGTTGGGGGCCTGGTCATCGCGCGACGCGTTCGACCAACTGTGGTTTGGCTTGCGGTTGGGGACCGACCCGCGCGTAATTGTAACGACGACGCCAAGGAATACGGATGTGATACAGGAACTTTTCCGCCGCCAAAGCCGTGATGTTCTGCTGACGCGTGGCCGCACAACAGACAATGCCGCGCATTTATCGCCACGCGTCCTGGAACAGTTACAGGACCGCTATGCCGGCACGCGCCTTGGCCGCCAGGAACTGGATGCCGAATTGCTGCAGGATACAGAGGGCGCGCTCTGGACCCGCGCGCTGTTGGACGGCTGCCGCGTCATGGAACCGTTCGATCTTGCACGGATGAAACGGATTGTGGTTGCCATCGATCCCGCATTGTCCAGCGGGCAAAGCGCGGACGAAACGGGCATTGTCGCCGCTGCACGCGGGCATGATGGTTTGTTTTATGTGCTGGCTGACCATTCGGGTCGCTATACGCCCGATGGCTGGGCGCGCCGTGCCATCGACCTGCTGCGTGACTTGCATGCGCACCAAATTGTGGCCGAAGTTAACGCAGGCGGTGATTTGGTTGAACGTGTGTTGCGACAGGCAGCACCCACACTACCCTTCAAACCGGTTCGTGCCCTGCGCGGCAAAACCGAACGCGCGATGCCTGTTGCGGCGCTGTATGAACAAGGGCGCGTGCGTCACGCAGGTGTCTTTGCGCTTCTGGAAGACCAGATGTGCCGCTTTACGGAGGCAGGCATGCCATCATCGCCGGACCGTGTCGATGCGCTTGTTTGGGCGCTGACGGAACTTGATGAACGTCAGAGCGGCGAGCCGCGGATTCATTTGTTGTGAGGAAGGCCGTTTTATGCTGTAGGTGGTGGTGACGCTGGAAGAGGATTGGGAATTTATCTTGATTTTTACGGTCGAAAATAAAAGGTATCTACGGAAATGTGCCGTTGCTATCGTGCTGTTCCACTTACTCTCTGGTCGTGCCCATGCAGAAGAAGCTGGTGGCACTTGTACGCATGACAGTCGCGTCGTTGAGCCTTGCTACGATGTTCATGGTCATTTAGGTTTATCGCGGATATGCATGCTTACATAGGCGCACCTAAAACTAAGCGCATACTCAATATTGCTTTTATATCAGATTCCAATACACATTATTTTTGGCCGCCGTCTGTTGAAAAGATGCTGACAGAAGATAATGACATATGGGGCGATTATCGGGTCTGCCCGTTTACGCCGCAGAAACCGAAAGTTATGCAGACGGTTTGTATTGACTCTGTCTCGCGCATGCATGTTGTGCAAAAAAAGAATGTGCAACAATGATCTGCTGAAACGGCAGTAAAAAACATGACAATCGAACCAGAAATGCGCGCCCTGTATCATCAGTGATCTTGGGCATCTAATAACCCTTAGCCTTTTCCACAACCCAAGGAGTATAAGCATGAGATGGAGCAATCTCGTGGCGCCTTTGCGTCGCCGCGCACAAAGCAACGTGGCCACGACACCGGCACCACAGCAGGTGAAAACCAGCGCTGCCGGTCCGGTGATCGCGTGGAGCGGGGTTGGGCAACCACGCTGGACGCCGCGGCGTTATGACACGCTTGCTGACGAAGGGTTCAAGAAAAACGTCATCGCCTATCGCTGTGTCATGCAGATTGCCAATGCTTCGGCGGCGGTGCCGTGGTTGCTGTACGACGAAGGCGGGCAGGAACTGGACCAACATCCTTTGCTCAATCTCCTACAGCATCCAAACCCCTTGCAGGACGGCGTCAGCTTTATGGAAAGCGTGTATGCCAATCTGCAAATTTCCGGCAACGCGTATATCGAAGCCGTAATGCCACGCGACGATGAACGGCCTGTTGAATTGTATGTTCTGCGACCTGATCGCATGAAGGTTGTGCCGGGGCCGACAGGCTTGCCACAGGGGTATCAGTATAATGTAAATGGCAAGCTGACCAGTTGGCGCGCCGACCCTATTACGGGCGCCAGCCCCATTTTGCACTTAAAAACATTTCATCCGCTGGATGACTGGTATGGTCTTGCGCCAATGGAGGCGGCCTTGTTGTCTATCGACCAGCATAACGCGGCAGGGTCTTGGAACCAGGCGCTGCTTAATCAGGGCGCGCGCCCCTCCGGCGCCTTGGTCTATGCGCCGAAGGATGGCAGCCCGACGCTGACTGACGAGCAACTGCTGCGCCTGCGCGAAGAAATGGGACAGCTATATCAGGGTGACCGCAATGCCGGACGTCCCTTAATCCTCGAAGGTGGTCTGGAATGGCGGGAGATGAGCCTGTCGCCCAAGGATATGGACTGGTTGTCCGGGCGCAACAACGCGGCGCGTGACATCGCGCTGGCTTTCGGCATACCGGCGCAGATGGTCGGCATCGCCGACAGCCAGACTTACGCCAACATGGCGGAGGCGCGCATGGCTTTTTACGAAGAAACGATTATCCCGCTTGTGACGCGCGTCATCGCCGGGTTCGACCATTGGCTGACGCCCATGTATGGACGCAACCTGCAACTTGATTTCGATATGGATGACATCAGTGCGCTCACGCCACGTCGCGATGCGCTGTGGAACAAGGCGCAGGCCGCAGGTTTCCTGACACGCAACGAAAAACGCGCCGTCGCCGGTTACGGCCCCGTGCCTGGCGGCGATGCCGAAGATGAAGGCAGCGACAGCGATGACCCCGACCCGGCCATTGTTGATGCGGATGATGATACGCTCACATTCTCGCCGGATTTTCTGAAATGCGGCGCGCCGAAATACAGCCCGGACCAGCCGCGTGTGCCGGCGGGTAACTCAGACGGTGGTCAGTGGACGAGTGGTGGCGGGGATGGTGGGCAAGACAGCGCAGTAACAGAAAAACCGGCACAGGCTACAGGTGACAACCCAGCTGCTTCGCCGGATCATTCGGACAGCGGACAGGAAGTCAATACAGGTCATGGGAATACCATCGACGATCCGCCGATAGAGCCTGTGTATCCGATAGAAACCATTCTCTCGGCTTTAACAGCTGGTTCGGCACTAAAGGCAGCTATTAGTGTTGTGAGAGGACTGGTTTGTCAGGAGACTGGAGACTGGAGACGCAATTTCAAAGGCCGCCAAGGCCATAGAAGATTATCTGGGAGGACGACCAGATCGTGCTTTCTTCAATAATTCAGATGATCTTATACTTATGAAGGATGATAAAAAGATACGATTTGATATAAACAACTATACGCCACACGATGCCCCACATTTTCACATTGAACAACTGAATGCAGATGGAGAATGGGACGATGCAGGCGATCAACACTGGTATCCGTTTAATGAGGAGTGAAGCCATGAAGTGGACAGCCGATATAAACCAACCAGAAAAACTACATTGCGAGATAGAATACGACAATCAGGCCGGGTATTACCTATACGTGTGGAAAGATGGGCGGGGTGCTTACGATTATCTCCAAAACACGTTTGATCTTGCCAAGCAATTTGCGCTGACAAAATTTGGCATACCGCTTGATCTTTGGCGTCAGGAGTTTGATAAAAACTAAAATAATCCGGAGTCTATGGCCAACATAGACCTGTCAGCAGCAGAAATGGGACAGCTATATCAGGGTGACCGCAATGCCGGATGCCCCTTAAACCATCTCATTTGTTTCCAAAGGAGATTACGTGATGAAAGACAGAAAGTTGGAGGTTGAAGATATCACCGTTACGGGATTTAATTTTTCGAATACACAACTTATTGTAGATTATTCGCGATACGAAGAAGACATAGATACGGATCATGTCGGGCACATTGTTTTCACAGGTGTGAAAGATTTTACCATCGATGATTCGCCTGCCAACAAAGCCGATATGTTTTATAATGACGGCGAGATTATTCACTTTGAATTGGATGACGACAAGGCACTTGTCATCATTCAATGGAATGATTTCCCCAAACCTGCGCGCAAAATGTTGGCCTACACATTTGAGTTTCTGACGATGCAAGCCAGTTAGTAAAGGAGAGGACCACCTCACACCTCACCCGAAGATAGGCATCTACACGAGGTTATCTGATGTCCAAGAGATACTGAAATTTAGTCCTGAATATTCGCTGCGATGAGAATTTGAGCTTTAATTGGTAGGTGCGGATGATGATACGCCCACATTCCCGCCGGATTTTCTGAAATACGGCGCGCCGAAATACAGCCCCGACCAACAACACGTTCCGGCTGGGAACCCACCTGATGGTCGGTAACACCCCCCACATCGTATATCGCTACGGCATTGACTTAGCCGAGCTGTAACGCTTACGCCCCGGCGAAACAAGGGGCATTTCTGTAAAAGAAAGGACAACATGGATATCAAGCACTTTGCCTGCGCGATGCAGGTCAAGGCGCTGGATGGCGACGGCGTTTTTGCCGGCTATGCCAGCGTCTTCGGCGAACTGGACAAACAAAACGAAATTGTCGCCCCAGGCGCGTTTACGCGAACGCTCCGTCAATGGCGGCAACAGGGACGCGCGCCCGCCATGTTGTGGATGCACGACCCGACGCAGCCCATCGGGCTTTGGTTGTCGCTGAACGAAGATAATAACGGTCTGGCGGTGCAGGGACGGCTGGCGCTGCGCACGCAAAAAGGTGGTGATGCGTACGAACTGTTAAAGCTCGGCGCGCTCACGGGCCTGTCGATCGGTTACCGCGTGATTACCAGCCGTGTCGATGCGGAACGTAAGGCGCGCGTTTTAACGGACGTCGACTTGTTCGAAATCTCGCTTGTTACCTTTCCGGCGAACGAGGCTGCGCGTGTCGGCACTGTCAAATCACCGGAGCCGAAGCACCGGCGCAGCGTAACCGAAGACAGGCAACAACTGCGCGAAGCGGCCCAGCGGTTGAAACGTGCCGCCCGTAAACTGGTCGAATAAACAAAACAACAACAATCATTCAATACAACAAGGAGAAAAGCATGATCGAAGTCAGTGAAGTACGCTCCGCCTCGGAAACGTTGGCGCGGGCCTTTGAAGAATATAAATCCGTCAATGACCGTCGTTTGGAAGAAATCGAACGACGCGGCTCAGCCGACGTGCTGCTGTCGGAAAAATTGTCGCGCATGGACAACAGCATCAACAATATGCAGGACGACATTACAAACGTAAAGGCCGCCATGCGTCGCCCCGGTAAAGCCTTGCTGGGTGAGATGAGGGGCGAAGGTAACAGCGCGTACAAGCAAGCTTTTTTGAACTACATCGCCAAGGGCAATGAGGTTGACCTGTCATCGCTGCAGACCAAAGCGCTGGAAGTCATCAATAACGGCGAGGGCGGGTTTATGGTGCCGCCCGAGATGTCCGACCGTATCGTGACGCGTCAGTTTGACACCACACCCATGCGCCAGTTGGCAACCGTCATGACCATTTCATCGGATGCGGTTGAAATGCTCCGTGACACCAATGAGCCTTCGGCCAGCTGGATATCGGAGCTTGGCGTGCCGTCCGATACGAATGACGGCGGGATCGGCCGCATCCGCATCCCGGTGCATGAATTGTATGCGCAGCCGAAGGCAACGCAGAAACTGCTGGATGATGCTGTGTTGAATGTCGAGGAATGGCTGATCAACAAGGTTGCAGCAAAATTCTCGCGTGCGGAGAACAACGCCTTTGTGGTGGGTGACGGGATCGGCATGCCGCGTGGGTTCACCAGCTATACGGCGCAGGCGGTCAGCGATAGCACCCGTTCATGGGGCGTGTTGCAATATGTGCCGACCGGCGTCAACGGTGCCTTTGCGACCAGTAGCCCGGCGGATGTCTTGTTTGATCTGGTCTACCAATTGCGTGTCGGCTACCATCCAAAGGCGTCGTTTATCATGCCGCGTGCGGTTTCCGATATGATCCGCAAATTCAAGGAAAACACGACGCAGGCCTATATCTGGCAGCCGGGCTTGCAGCAAGGGCAACCGTCCACGCTGCTGGGCTTCCCGGTTTATCTGGGCGAAGACATGCCCCCGGTTGCGACTGGCAGCTATTCACTCGCCTTCGGCAACTTTGAAGAAGGCTACACGATTGTTGACCGCACCGGCATGCAGATCTTGCGTGACCCCTATACCGGCGCGCCGTTCATCAAGTTCCGCTGCACCAAGCGCACCGGCGGCGATGTCGTGAATTTCGAAGCGATTAAGCTTTTGAAATTCTCGGCTTCCTAAACGTTCTTTCACCCGCAACGGCGCCTGATCATCAGGCGCCGTTTTTTATTGCCCATTTTCTGACAGGAGTACTCCATGACAACCCGCGACTTGCTTCGCATTACCTATATTACAAACAGCCTGCCGCCCGCAAACCGCGTCAACGGCACGGTAACCGGCAACGCCGTAGATCTTTTGGGCTATGACGGCGCCGTTATCGTCGTGACCACCGGCGCTTACACCGACGGCACGCATGTTCCGTCCGTTCTGCAATCCATGGACGGCGTTACCTATACCGCCTGTGCCGTGACGGATCTGGACGGCACCTTCGCCACTATCGCCAGCAGTGCAAGCGCCAACACAGTGCAGCAGGTCGGTTATATCGGTACGCAACGTTATTTACAGGTCGTCATGACGACGACGGGTGCAACCAGTGGTGCCACAACATCGGCCCATATCGTTGCCGGCTATCCACGCAACGCGCCGACACAATAAGCAGCCACCTGCCAGATGCGGCCCGTTGTGGCCGCATCTTTTTCTTCAAAATGTTTTGCAAAGGGTCGTTTATGACAGCCTTTAATCTGGTCACACCGCCCGCGGTTGAGCCCGTCTTGCTGATGGATGCCAAGCAACAAGCGCGCATTGACACAACTGCCGATGACGCGCTTGTGACGTCGCTTATCACCGCTGCGCGGCAATGGGTTGAAAACTATATAGGCCGCGCGCTCATCACGCAGACATGGCAGATGACGTTCGACACCTGGCCGGTTGCTTCGCTGCCCTTCTGGGATGGCGAACGTGAAGGGCCCGTGACGGCGTTTCAAAATCCGGGCTATGTGCTGTTGCCCCGCCCGCCGTTGCTTGCAGTCAACAGCATCACTTATTATGACAACAGCGATAACGCGACTGTTTGGGACCCCAGTAATTATTTTGTGGATACCGTGCATGCGCCGGGACGCGTTTGTTTGCGCCTAGGTGCTGTCTGGCCGGTGCCAATGCGCCTGACTAATGGTATTGTCATACAATATACCGCAGGTTACGGCTCGGACGGCACCTATGTGCCAGAGGCGATCAAGGCCGCCATTCGCCAGATTGTCACGCACTGGTACGAACATCGCGGCGAAGCGGCAACAAACACATCACGCGGCAGCATGGCGCCGGGCTCGGCGGGCGGGTTTAATGTGCCACTCATCATCTATGGGTTATTGATGCCGTACCGCGTTGCCTCATTGGGTGCCTGATATGTCAATCGGTACACTCCGTAAACGGGTCAGTTTTCAATCCGAACAAATGACTGCCGATGGCGCGGGCGGCTATGTCCTGTCATGGGTAACGGTCATGACCGTGTGGGCAGAGATTGAGCCCCTGCAGGGCAGCAAGCGTTACGTCGATGGCCATCTGGAGGCTGAGGCGACGCATAAAATAACCGCGCGCTATCAATCCGGTCTGACGACCGATATGCGTATCACCTATAGCGGCCGTACATTTAAAATCCTATCGCTTCTAAACAAAGGCGAACGAAATCAGTGGCTTGATGTAATGGTGAGGGAAGGTGGGGCAGCGTAAACAAGATGTAATTAATTGATTTTCAATCTAATAAATCCAAACTGACACCAAGCATATTGCATACCCTATAACACAAGGAGAAAAAATGCCCCTTCCTCCAAAACAAGATCCCAACGTTGTCGATGGCTGGCACATAGAAAAAGCAAAACAGCGTCCAGGTGGTGGGGGGGCCACATACATTGAACTTAAAGCTACCAAGCATACATCACATGGTGATGTAACTGTTCAAGAAACACTTGATGATTTCGGCAATGAGCTGGGCAAGGATAAATGGGGTATGTTTGATGATCAGGTGACCAACGCGCAGGGTAAGGTTATTATAGATCCTAAGGCAGAGAAGGAAGCAGGCAATGCGGTATTAAAAAAACTTGGACGCAAACCGACTCTATAAAAACCATAGCCACCTTACAACCCCGCTTCGGCGGGGTTTTTTATTGCCTAAAATCAGGAAGAGACATGACCGATATTTTTTTCACATTACAGCAAAGTTTGTATAACGCGCTGGCAGCAAGTGCGGAGATAACGGCAATGCTCGGCAGCCCACCGCGCCTTTACGACCATGTGCCGCCGGGTGCCGTGTTCCCTTACGCCGTGTTTGGGGCGACGCATATAACGCCCTACGACAATCGTACCGATACGGGTTTTGATCATCTGCTGACTATTGATATCTGGTCCCGTTATCGGGGCAGCAAGGAAGCAAAAGATATAGTAACGGCGCTTTACGACACACTGCACCGCGCCAGTTTACCTCTGGCAGGACAGACGGCGTTGCTGTGCGAATGTCACAGCGCAGAAGTGGCCTTGGAAAATGACGGGTTTACAACGCATGCCGCCGTTCGGTTCAACATTCTGACGCAGGATGATTAGTCATGGCCTACAAAACACTTCACGCAAAAAGAAAATCGCCGCTTGCGGCGCTGCAGGATGCACGCATGGCAACGCAACTGATACGCGACCGTGCCGCTTTGGCTGAACAGATCACCGGCTTACGGCAACATCTGGCCGCCCATGCGCCGCGCGGCAGCACGCGTTATATCAAAACGGCGCGCAGTAACCCCTCGCTTTTCGTAAAGGCTGGTGAGGGTGCCGTGGGCCGGTTTATCGGTCGCGGATTGTTAGGCGAGGCGGGTCTGACATCCGGTGGATTTTACGCCAGCACATCCATGATCGCGCAAAATTTTTCGGCGTTGCTGGGCCTCGCCGCTCGCGACAACTAACAGGAAATACAACATGTCATTTGACGAAGTGGTTTTGCCGTTGCGTGTCGGTTATGGCACGTCCGGTGGCCCGTCCTTTTCGACCGAGATTGTCACCATCGACAACGGCTATGAAAGGCGTAACCAGAACTGGACGCAGGCGCGGCGCGTTTTTGACGCCAGTACGGGCGTGCGATCATCCGTGGATGCGGCGGCCTTGCTGGCCTTCTTTCATGCGCGCGCCGGACGTGCGCGCGGCTTCCGGCTGCATGACTGGAGCGATGGCACCAGTGCCGCCGATGGTGTTTCAGTGCCGACAGCAGGCGATCAGACCATTGGTGCGGGCGACGGCGCCACCACGCAATTTCAACTGGTGAAAATTTACGGCAGCGGTGGCGTTGTCCATACGCGCACAATTAGTAAACCTGTTGCCGGCTCTGTTGTCGTGGCGTTGAACGGCGTGACGCAAACCAGCGGTTGGAGCGTTAATACGACGACCGGCCTCATCACCTTTGCGACACCACCCGGCGGCGGCGTTGTGATAACGGCGGGCTACAGTTTTGATGTGCCCGTACGCTTTGACGCTGACCAACTGACGCTCACCGTCGAAAATTACAGCCAATATAAAGCTGACATATCCATCATCGAAATACGCATCTAAGAAATCACCCATGAAAAACATAACCCCGACGTTGGCCGCGCATCTGACCAGCGAATGCACAACCCTGGCCTGGCTTATCAAATTGACGCGGCGCGACGGCACCGTTATCGGTTTCACAACATGTGATAAACCGTTGACGGTTGCGGGCGTCACCTATCAGGCCGATGGCGCCATAACAGCCAGCGCGATGACTAGCAGCGACAAACTTGCGACCGACAATCTTGAAATTAACGGCATCCTGTCTGATGCGGGGCTGGATGATGCGGATATCGAAGCCGGTCTTTATGACCATGCGCGTGTCGATGTTTATGTCTGCAACTGGGCTGATCTGACGCAGGGTGTCGTGCAGATGCGGCGCGGCTGGCTGGGGCAAATCGTGCGGTCCGGCGTTCAATATGTGGCCGAATTGCGCGGCCTGCATGACAATCTGCAACGCGTCATCGGTGATTACTACACGGCTGAGTGCCGGCATGATTTGGGTGACAGCGGCTGCGGCGTCGTCCTTGCCACGCAAACCGTGACGGGCAGCGTAACATTGGTCGCCGACAACGCAACCTTTGGCGATACAACACGGACCGAGGGGGAGGGCGTTTTCAACTATGGCAAACTGATATTCACCAGTGGTGCCAATCAGGGGTTGAGTATGGAGGTTAAGGGCTGGACGGCCCTAACCCAGACTTTCGTTTTGTGGCTGCCCATGCCCAACCCCATACAGGTTGGCGATACTTACAGCGTTTATTCGGGCTGCGATAAAAGGCTCAGCACCTGCCGCGACAAATTTTCGAATGTGGTGAATTTTAGCGGTTTTCCCTACCTGCCCGGCGTGGGTAACATTTTAAAATACCCGACATAAAAATATGGCACACAAAACGGACATTATGATCGCGGCCGCACGCGGATGCATCGGCACGCCTTTTCATCATCAGGGGCGACAGGCGCAGGTGGGGCTGGATTGTATCGGCCTTGTCGTCGTCGCGTTGCGCGCTGCAGGCATTGCCGTTCAGGACAGGCAGGATTATGGCCGCAGGCCGGACGGGCAAGCGCTGGAACGGGCATTACTGCAACATGGCGCAGTACGTGTGGATACTATTACAGCAGGTTGCGTTTTGTTGTTTCGCTATGACCGGCAACCGCAACATGTGGCGCTGGCGACCAGCGACGCGACTATGATCCACAGCTTTGCGCCTGCAAGCGAAGTGGTTGAAACCTGCATCGGTCCCTATTGGCAACGCAGGCTACTTGGAATCTACGCTTTCCCCCCATTGAACAGGGAATAAAATGGCCTCCATCGTTTTACAGACAGTTGGCGCCGGTGTCGGCAATGCGTTGGTGCCTGGCCTTGGCTCGACATTTTTCGGCGCGCTTGGCCGCGCGGCGGGCGGGTTGATTGATAACGGCCTTGGGATCGGGACACAGGTAACGGGGCCACGTCTTGCCAGCCTGACGGTTCAGGACTCGCGCTATGGCGCAGGCATTCCCCGTGTGTATGGGCAGGCGCGTGTTGCGGGCAATGTCATCTGGGCCAGTGACCTGATGCAGGCTACGCATCAAAGCGGCCTCAGCGGCGGCAAGGGCGGCCTCAGCGGCAGCGGAGCCAGCGCAACCATTTATACCTATAGCGTACATTGCGCGGTTGGCATTGCGGCGGGACCGATTGGCGGCATTACAACCATCTGGGCCGACAGTACGGTTATCTATCAAAACGGTGTCTGGACATCCGGCCTGATAGACAGCGCCACTCTTTACACGGGCACGACAACGCAAGCGCCAGACAGTTTTATGCAATCCATGCTGGGCAGTGCCAATGTTCCCGCTTATCGCGGCATGGCCTATATCGTTCTTGAAAACCTGCAGTTGGCGAATTTCGGCAATCGTTTGCCGAACCTGACCTTTGAAATTGCCGCGCCGCAGAGCAGTACAACAAATCTGTCACTTCTTGGCAGCAGCTTTGTGCCTTTCGGCCAACCCGTGCAAACCACCAACTATGCCGGTATGCAACCCATCGCGTTGGCGGGCAGTGCCCGTGCCGTCAGCACGGTTTTGGTTGGCGGGTATAATCCTATGCCGCCCAGCACCAATATCGAATTGATCGTCAGCGCCTATGACGTGACGGGTGATGCACCGGCGCTTCTGGAAACGCATCAGTGCGTTATCCCTACAACGCAGCCTTACGATGGTGATTGGGCCTTGTCCCCTGACGGACGCATGGTTGCCATTATGATGATGGACAGCCTGTCCACCAACGCCACCGTCACGCTGTATGACACCGAAGCGCGGCAGTTTGGCGCGACATTGTTCTTTCCTGCGTTGACCAGTCTGGCGGTCCGGCAAATAGCGTGGCTTGATAACACGCATCTGGTGTTGCCGGATGTCAGCGGCGGTGTTTGGGGTGTTCATGTTTTGCAACGTGCGGGACTGGGGCTTATTCATCTGGGTTTTAACGGCGTATGGGGTGCCGGCTCCGCCACAACGCGCGCGCCCCTGTGCCGCGCGCAATTCACGCGCTTTGCGGGCGGGCTTTTGGCGTGCATGTCGGATTATGTGGGGCCTGGCGGTTTCACGGCCCTTTATGGCGTGACGCTGATGTGGCAGTACGGCGCACTGGTTGTTGGTACGCCCTATACAATTACATCGGGCCTCAGCGGCATTACGGCAGGGGCCACGGCCTATCTGCTCAACACCGCCGCGGATGAATATACAATTTGCTACGGCAACATTTCCGGCTTTGGGCTTCTGTCCTTTGTACCGACGACAACCGGCGCCAGCTTGACGCGTCCCTGGCAGTGGATTGTGCCAGGCTTTGGCAACGCGGCAACGCAACTGCCCCTGTTTTATGGCGATCGCATCGTCATGGCGCAGGGCGACATGTCAGGCCTTTCATGTCATCTGACCGATGTCATGCTGACATCCGGCAGCTTCGCAATTGGCAGCTATAACCTTGTGACAACAACCGGCACGAACGGCGTTTCAACGCAGGGCATTGCGTTGGATTACGGACGGTTCTTGCTGGCCCCCGTTCAAGCCACGGCCTCTGTGCCCAACATGTACATCTTGCCGCGCCAGGTGCTGGGGCAGGGGTTGGACGGCATTGTGGGCGATATATTGACGCGGGCGGGCTATGTCAGCGGTGACTTTGACGTGACCGCTTTGTCCGGTTCGGATGTACAGGGTTATATCGTGGCAGAGCCTATGTCGGCCCGTGCCGCGATCGAACCGCTGCAGCTTTACGCACCGTTCGACCTTGTGGAGACCAGCGGCCTTTTACGCGCCATTTTACGGCATGATACGGCAGATGTAGCCATTCCATCGGGTGAATGGCGTGCGACGGCAGAAAACAAACCGGCGCCGCCTGCGTTGCAGACCGTGCGCGCGCAGGAAAGCGAATTACCGCGCGTCATCAATCTGGATTACATCGACGCGTCACGCGACTATGAAATTAACAGCCAGTCAGCGCGCCGCATTGTAACGCAATCACTGGCCGTGCAAAAAATCAATCTGCCTGTTGTGACGAACTCCGCCACGGCCAAACGTGTGGCGGAGGCACGGCTGTTTGCCTTGTGGGCAGAGCGCGATCTTGTGCGTCTCTCCATCAGTGGCGCATGGATGGCGTTGGATGTCGGCGATGTAGTCGATTTGGGTAATGGCGCTTTGCTGCGCGTCTCGCGCATTCAACAGGCCGGGCATTTGCTAAGCATCGAAGGGTTTTACGTTTATGTTGATGCCTATGAAAGTGCGGCCGTTGCCGATACAGGTCTTGTGGCGCAAAGCCCTCCGTCGCTGGCCAATAGCGGCTGCAGCCTGACGATACTGGATATACCACTTTTGCGCGGCGCGGACAATCAGCCCGGTTATTACATTGCCGTATCGGCGCTCGATGGCTGGCGCGGCGGGCAGTTATGGCGCGCGGCTGATGGCGTGAATTACAGCGCGGTTGCAGATCTACCGCTGGCCGCCACGGCAGGTTTTGCGGTGACGGCCCTTGCAAACGGTTCATCCTATTATATGGACAATGTGAACAGCGTGACCGTGCAAGCGGCGTCAGGCAGCCTGTCCAGTTGCAGCCTGACGGATTTACTCAACGGCGCGAATGCCGCCCTTTTGGGACAAGAGATTATACAGTTCCAGACAGCCACACTGACAGGGCCGGGGCTTTATGTGCTCGGCAACCTGTTGCGCGGCAGGCGCGGTACGGAGTTTGCCACGACTGTACATGTCGTTGGTGAAAATTTCACGCTTCTGACAACCAGCAGTATCGAATTTATCCCTGCGCTTCTGACCAACCGCAACGCGACTTATCAATTCCGCGCGCTCGGCAACGGGCAGAGCCTGGGCGACGTTCAGGATGTCAACGCGACCCTATCGCTTGCCACGCTGCGCCCCTTTGCCCCGGTTGCAGTCAAGGGCCAGCGGGCCAGCGGGGCAGGCACCGACCTGACCCTGTCATGGGTGCGCCGCGCGCGCATCAATGCGGAATGGGTCGATTATATCGATGTGCCGCTGGATGAAATGCAGGAACAGTATGACGTGGAAGTCGTCAATGGCGGCACAGTCATACGAACATTCAGTTCCATTACGACCAGCAGCGTCATTTACACCGCCGCCGAGCAAAGCAGTGATTGGGGTGCTTCTATCCCCGCCAGCTTTACACTCAATATCTATCAGCTCGGCACCTGCTATGGCCGCGGCGCGGCGGCAACCGTCACAGTTTAAGGAGAGTTTATGACCACAACACCCAATCTGGCGTTGACGTATATCGCCACATCACAGGCGCAAAAAGAAATGACGCATAACGCGGCGCTGAACGACCTGGATTTCGTCGCGAACATATCCGTCATCGACCATACTTTATCAACGCCGCCCGCTTCGCCCAACACGGGCGACAGTTATATTGTTGCCGCCTCACCAACCGGCGTGTGGACGGGCTATGCCAATGCGGTCGCCGGTTATTATGGGGGCTGGGTGTTTAAAACGCCCTTGGCCGGGTGGACGGCATGGGCACGCAACGACAGCCGCCTTTTATACTACAACGGCACGACCTGGTCATTACTGGCAACGCCCGCCTATGACGCGACATTCAGCTGGACGCCCGGCACCATCACGACCGCTTCCGGCCTGACGTCATCCGCCGTGACGCTGACAAACGCGGCTTTGGGTGACTTTGTTCTTGTGACGGCCCCGTATGATTTACAGGGACTTTCCGCCACGGCCTATGTCAATGCTGCCGGTAACGTCAAAGTCAGGCTGAACAATTTGACAGGCGCATCTGTCACACTGGCGGCAGGCACATGGCGCGTGCGCGTGCTTAAGGCTTAGAACATGACAATTGATGACCTACTGGATCGCCGCGCACCGCTGGCGGTCATGGCGGCCGTGTGCCTGCAAATTGCGACCATCGTGTGGTGGGCCGCCACGCGCGACAGCGATACGCGTTTTCTGCAAACCCGCATTGAGCAACTGGAGCAGCACACGGGGGAGCATCAGCAGGTCGAGATGCAGATGATCGAGCGTCTGGCCCGCATCGAGGAAAAGCTGAACGCGCAGGCGACGCTTCTGGATCATATCGACAAACAACAAACAGGGATGAGGCGTTAATGCCAAACGACATACGAACCAACTGGTCTGGTGCAGCCGACAATCTGTTCGTTCGCCGGACGAACGATGCAGGTATCGGACTTATCAAGGACTATGAAGGGTTGCATCTGAAGCCCTATCTTTGCCCGGCGCGGGTTTGGAGTATTGGCTATGGACACACACGCGGCGTTTATACGGGCATGATCGTAACGCCTGCCGAAGCGGATGCGTTGCTGCAACAGGATTTGCGTCTGGTGGAACCTGCCGTGCAACGGCTTGTTCGGGTGCCGCTGAATGAAAACCAGTTTGCGGCGCTGGTCAGTTTTACCTTCAATGTGGGTATTGCCAATCTGGAACAATCAACCCTGCTGCGCCTGCTTAATCGTGGCTGGTATGAACAGGTGCCTGCGCAATTAATGCGATGGAACCGCGCACGGGGTGAGGTTTTGGGCGGGCTCAGTCGCCGCCGCGCTGCCGAAGCACGATTGTGGAATGTTCGACCCGAAAAATTTCTGCCTGACGCTCCCGCCAATCAACGCCAACGTGAGGAGGCCTGACATGCCAAATTTTTTACGCATGCTTTTGACCGGCCGTGATAATTTTTCATGGGATATCGCGCGGGTTCTTATGTTTTTGGGCGGCCTTGTTTTTCTGGGCTGCACGCTGGTGTCTGTTCTAAAAACCCTGCAATTCGATATGGATAAATTCGGCTATGGGTTCGGCGCGTTGCTGGGCGGCGGCGGCGCAGGCATCGGCGCCAAGGCGCATGCGGAACCGGATGCCGCCCCCTCACCCTATATAACCCCGCCGGATGACGGCGAAGGCGGCAAGCCATGACACTCAACGGCATTCTGGGCATCATTGCCGCTGCCGTGATGCTGATATTGGTGACCAGCATCATATGGCTTTTGCTGGCAAACGCGCATCTGCGGGCGCAGATCGCAACCCTGCAGGGGCATATTTCGGCCTGTACCATCGCCAATCAGGATATGCGCGATAAAGTGTCGCAACAAAATGCGGCGATTCAGTCATGGCGACATGCGGAGACAGAGCGTGCCGCCCGTGCAGCGCAAAATCTGCGGCAGGCGCAAAAACGCGCGGCTGTGTGGATGCGGCAGGCGGATGCCTGGCTGAAAATCCAGGTAACGGGCGATGATTGCATAGCGGCACAAAAACTTGTGGGTGATTTTGCTGCGCAGAATGCAGCAGAGAATATGCCATGAAGTGGTTTTGTCTTGCATCGTTATGGCTCACCGCCTGTGGCGTGCAACAGCCGGCGGTTCTTTATCATCCGGTGGTGGCCGATATACCGCTACGCGTCGCATGCATCACGCCCGCCATTATACCGCCCGATTGGCCAACCGCACATCTGAAACCGGACACGCCTTTGCGGCAGTCTATCGGTGTGTTGCTGGCCGATATCGACCGCCGCAAAGCCTATGAAGCGCAATTGACGGCAGCGCTCGCGGCCTGTCGCTAAGACCCATTTCCAAACTTTCTCTAACCAAAGGAGCAATCTGAACAATGACCGATACATCCTATAACCCCGGCTTTGCGCCTTATGCGCGTTGGTCGGTTGAGCAGGCCCCCGTGCCTGCAACCACGCATAATCTGCCTACAAGCATTGCCGCCAGTGGCACCGTGCAAACCAGCCTGATCGTCACCGAAGGGTTTACGCTTATCTCGGCAGGTCTGACATCAACACAGGCGGGCACACTGTCGATCCAGCGCTATCTGGATGCGGGCGGTGCGGTGCCTCAAGGAGCGGCTGTCAGTGTCGCGCTTACAGCGAATAGTGCCGCGAACCTTGATGTTCTGGATGGCAAACCTTTTGCGTCCTTCATTCTGACTGTGACGAACAGCAACGGCTCAAGTGCGGCGACGTTAAATAACTTTGCCTTGCTGTTGCAGACCAGCGCTTCAAACAGCCCGAACACAGGTGTCGCGAATAACACGGTATCCGTGTCTGGACAGGCAAAAATTATCGTGACGGATCCCACGACTGGTAATGGCGCGCTTGTTACCGCCTTTCATAATGCAGACAATCAATCGCTTGGCACCGTCTATGGCATCATGACTGGCGGCGTTGACCAGTTGCTGAACGGCAGCGGTAATCTGGACCGCAAACGCGGCGTTGCGGGCGATGGCATGGCAGGCACAGGTCTGGCTGCCGAAGTACCTATGCTCTGGAACGGCACGAGCTATGACCGCGCACCCGGCTCTGCCGCAAATGGTATGAAGGTGCAGGTCGGCAACTCTGTCGCAGTCACAGGTACATTCTGGCAGGCCACGCAGCCCGTCAGCGGTACGTTTTGGCAAACAACGCAACCGGTGTCGCTTACGGGCAATGCCGCGACGGATGGCTCTACAACGCTGACGACCGGTGGCACGGCGCAAAACCTGTTTGGCGGAACGGTGCCCACCAATGGCTATGCCATTTGTAACCCCGATCCCAGTAATGATCTGTGGGTGTCCGACAGCACAACCGCTGCCGCTAATGGCGTGGGCAGCATCCGTGTTGCCGCCAATGGCGGTTATTACGCGACCGAAGCAGGTCAGCGCCCCCTGGGTGCCGTCAGTGTCTATGGCGCGACAACCGGTCAGAAAATTACAGCGAGGAGATGGTAAGATGACGTTATTTAATCCTCCTTCCAATTCGCGTTTTACGCGCTTTACATCCAGCGGCACCTACACGCCCCTTTCCTCCAGCAAATGTTTTCTGGTTGAGGTTTTGGGCGCAGGCGGTGGCGGCGGCGGTGGCGGCGCCTATAATTCTGGCACAGCTTCATCCGGCGGCGCCGGAGGGGCAGGCGGTGCCCGTGCTATGGCACAATTCTCGACAACCGACATAACCGGTGCCGTAACCGTCACGATTGGTGCAGGCGGCACATCTGGCGCAGGCGCTGTCAGCGCGGGCAATGCCGGTGTTGCTGGTGGCAGTGGTGGCACCTCCAGCTTTGGTGCATTGCTTATGGCCTATGGCGGCGGCGGCGGTTCCGGTGGCTCGTCCGCAGGTTCTTCGGCGGGCGGCGGGGGTGCTGGTGTTGCGGGCGGCGGCGGTAATGGCAGCGTTGGCTCCAGCGGCAGCGGTGGCAATGGCGGCGGCCAGGGTGGCGGCAATGGTTCTGCTTCCAGTGACACATCCGGCTGGATGCCGTCCGCAGGCGGCGGTACCGCTGTTGGCGCTGCCGGAAACAAAGCCGGGTGCGCACCCTATTCCCCGACCGGCGGCGGCGCGGGTGCCGGTGTAGCGTCCACGCCTGCTGCTTTATCTGGCGGCTCAGGTGGAACTAACGTTACCAACACGTCTGCAACCGGTGGTTCGGGTGGTGCGTCTGGCACATCCGGCACGGCTGGTGCCAGTGTTACCTATGGCTCCGGCGGCGGTGGTGCTGGTGGTGGTAACGGCACCTCAACCACAGGTGGCGCAGGCGGCGCTGGTGGTAATGCTGGCGGCGGTGGTGGGGGCGGTGGTTCCGGCCTGACTGGCGGCGGTAATGGCGGTGCGGGAGGCCGTGGCGAAATCAGGGTATGGGAGTGGTAATATGCGTTATGCCGTCATTACACAAACCGAACAGGCCCTGAACGGCCAAATGGTCCCGGTGGGTACAGTCGTCAACGTCATTCTGCTGGATGACATAACGGCCTACGCAACACTTACCGGCACACAGTTAGAGCCGTCAAATACCCTGAATATCGGGGATATGACCTAA